TTGCTAGTGCTGATGTTTTAGTATCTGGTGTAAATCAAGCTTTAACGACAGCCACTAATGATTACGCTATTCGTTATAATAAGGCAGGACAAACTGCAGCAAATAAAAGATATTTAAGAGAAGTAGAAAACTTAAATGAAGACCAAATAAAAGAAAGAACTACTTTCGATGTTAATAAATTTCTAAAAGAAAATTCTGGTATTCGTGCAGGAATAGCAGATCGAGTTATATACGATCCTACTGCTAGTCAATTAATTAGAATGCAATCGTTAGATAAATATCGTGGTGGCGGTGCTGGTAATATAGATACTAATACTAATGCACAATTAAATTTTTATAGAACAACGTTAAATAAAATAGCTGCACAAACTAGACTAGACCCAAACAGTCCAGATTATTTAACACAAGACCAAGCACGACGAAATATACAAATTTTTATGAAATCTATACCAGAAGAATTTAGAGATCAACTTATGGGTAATTAAATAATGGCACAAAACGATATTATTGATCTTGATCCTTTTGTCCTACAGGAACTTATGAAGGCACGTGGAGATCCAGGATCACCGATACCTCGTCCAACGATTGACCAATTTTCACCATCTGCACTTGCTCCTGATTATTTAGTTCAACAGGAGCTTAATATTCCAATAAAAGATAGTGGTCTAACTGTTGGGAAATTACGAGACTTAACAGGTAGTAATAGAGATGCAGCTGCATCAGCAGGTATTCTTAATGAAGGATTACCTCTTGAACTTAGATTTGATTTAAGTAAAGGTTCAGTTTTTAATGAAGATTTACAAAAGAAAAATATAGAATTTAATTTAAAAAGATATTTTAAGGAACAAGGTCTTATAAACGATGACTATGATTTTGGCTTACGTGTTGGTCCAGAAAGTCAAAGGTTAGAGTTTCGTGATCCTCGGTTTCAAAGTAAATATAACGTTATTGACCCCTTTGGTATGAAAGATATAACTGGTGATTTTGCAGATATATCATATGATACAGTATTACCCATAGCTGCAGAAGTAACTGCAGGAACAGCCACAGCTATGACTCCTGGAGTTGGTCAAATTCCTGCAGCTCCATTAATCACAGCAGGAATAGCAGCTTATGCTACTACACTAGCTAGATTATATTACGCACAGGCAGGAGGTGTTTTATCTCCAGAAATAACAGACGAAGAAATTAATTTACAAGCTATGAAAGAGGGGGGTTTAAGTGCTGCTTTTGGTTTCGGAGGTCAAGCTTTATTTGCTTTAGTAAAACCTGTTTTAAGAGGTATTGGATTAGCTAATCCTAAATATGATTTTAATGTTAATGAGGATGCATTTTTACGTGCTTATAGTAGATATGTAAATTCACCTGAAGGCAAGGCAGCAAAAGAAGCAGGGATTACACCTAGTTCTGCTCAAGTATTAGAAGCCGCTGGAAAAGATAAAACGCTTAAACCTAGCGAACGAGTAGTTGCACAGGCAGGAGCAACTGAATTAGCTACACTTGAAAAAGGAATAGCAACTTCTCCTTCTGGTGAAACAGCAGAAGCTATATTATCACCAGCAAAAGAAAGAGTAATAAGAGCAGAACAGGCTATAGCTGATACTGCTGCAGCAGAGCCAATGCCAGCTAATGTTGCTGAAATCGCAGATAGTTTAGGTGAAGAAGCACGTGCCAAATTAGGTTCAGAAATAAAAAATAAAGCCTTACAAAAATCCATTAATGAACAAGCAAGATTAACTGCAGCTGTAGACTCCGAACTCGCTGGTTTAGAAATGGTATTAGAAAATACTTTTAATATGCCATCACAAGTTGCTAGAGGAGCAGATGTTGGTAAAGCAGCACAAGAGGCAGTATCAGAAGCTTATGACCGAGCATCTCAAAAAATTGGAAGTGCATATGAAAATTTATTTGATCGTTGGTCACAAGCAACAGGGCTTAGTATAGATTCAGTAATTCCTGGAAAAGGTGCTATACGTCCTACAGAAGCAGTTGATTATGCAAGAAGAAACATGGCTAATATAGAATCACGTCCGTTCGCAAACCCTGCAGATGCAGCTTTGTTAAGAAAAGTTTTAAATACATTTTCTGAAGGAACTGGTGGTGCGTTAAAAATTAAACCAATATCTCTTAGAGTATTAAACGAAAATATTAGAGATCTTCGTAGATTAGAACGAAAAGCATATCTTGCACTTAAAACAAATACAGAAGCACCAAGTCCAGAAATCATTACTAATATGGTTGATATGCTTGAAAAATCTCGTAGTCGTGTCCTTTCTCGTAAAGATGTTCCTCCAGGATTAGCTGACGAACTAAAACTATTAGATGATCAATTTGCTGAATTTTCTAAAAAATTTAGAAATGTACAAAAATCAGCAGTAGCTAAACTTAGAAATGCAAACAACCCAGAAGCTGCTTTTAGCTATTTACTTCAAAAAGATGCTAAAGGTGGAACAGCAGTTGCAGACATTTTTGAGGAATTAAATACACCTAATAATAAAGATTTAATAAACGACATTAGTGAGTCTTTAAGAAAAAGATATTTAGATACAGTAGTAAAACGAAATGCAAGAGGAGAGGTTGAAAATATTAATTTAGCAGCGCATAATAAATTTATGGACGAATATGGTGAGTCAATAAGACTATATCTAACTCCTCAAGAACAAGCAAAGATGCTAGACCCCACAGAGTTTGCTGAACAAGCTCGTTATATTCAGGCTAAAAAACAACTTACATTAAGAAAGATAGATGAACAGCTTGCATTAGGTGGGGGAAAAGATTTAAAGCCTGAAGGCATTTTTAAAGATACTTGGAAGAGAGATGAGTTTTCAAAAATGTCAGCTGTGATGAGTATACTTCGTGAAAGTCCAGAATTATTAGATACATTTAAAGCTTTTATATACAAAGATATGTTTAATCCTGATGCTGGTAGAATAAAAACAGTAAATGGTAGGGAAGTAATCGATCCTGATCAATTAAGTTTATATATAGATGGAAATAAAGATAAAATAAGAGATGTTTTTGGGCAACAGTATTTAAATAATTTAAATACGATTATAGATGCAACAAAAGTAGCTTTAACTGATGTTCCAGGAAGAGGTGCAAGAAAAGAAGGTAATGTTCTTACTGGATTAATTCGAAGTTATGTTGGTATGTTCACACGTCCTGGACGATTTTTAACAGCGTTTAATAGAATAAGAGGACAAGTAAAAGAAGATGCTTTAACTACAGCACTTTCTGATCCAGAACAAATGGCTATCTTAGCTAAAGCTTCTAAACAGAGTGTTCTTACTAAAGAATTAGAAAGAACTCTTGGAAGAATATTAATAGGAAGATATGATTTTCCTACTGATGGAGAGTTAGATGTTCCTCAACCAAGCAGTGCAGCGTCAATACTTGAGCAGATTCAAAGATAATTAATCATGGTTGATCCAATTTCAGCAATGGCGATAGCTGGTGCGGCTTTTAACACACTTAAACGAGGAGTGTCTATTGGTAGAGATATTGAGTCTATGGGTCGTGATCTCAGTCGTTGGATGGGTGCTGTATCTGACATAGACCGCGCACATCATGAAGCAAAAAATCCTCCAATATTTAGAAAGATATTTAACCCTAAAAGTGTCGAAGAAGAAGCAATCGAGTTGTTTACACAAAAGAAACAGCTTGAAAATCAACGTGATGAACTCCGTAAACTGATTAGTTCGATGTGTGGACCAAACGCTTGGCAAGAGTTGCTAAGAATGGAAGCAGATATTCGCAAACAAAGAAAAGAAACACTATACGCACAACGTGAAGCCAGAAGACATTTTGTAGAAGTAATTAGTATAATTTTCTTAGTAATTACAGTATTTGGCTTTTTTATGTTTATCTTTTATCTTTGGTATAATAGGGGTAAATTTTGATTCAAAAGAAATTAGAAAAAGACAGCAAGTACAGTTATTTAGATGCAGATGGTGACGGTATCGTTGATGACGATGAAATGCGTTTACATGAAATGGAAATGCAGGATAGAAAAGAAAATGCACAACTTCGTAAACTTACCGCACAAAGACGTATGGCTACAGCCGTGTTATGTTTTATGGCAATTTATACACTATTAATGTTTGCCCCTTTTATTCCTGATTCTAGAATAAAACTATTAACAGATTTATCAAATTTGTTATATATTACTGGAGGTGGCATCGTTGGTGCATATATGGGTGTATCTGCATGGATGTCAAAAAAGTAGGAGTTTTATATGTTACAAACTTTGATTGGTCCAGTTACAGGACTTTTAGATAAATTTATAGAAGATAAGGATCAAAAAAATGCCCTCGCCCATGAAATCGCAACGCTCGCAGAAAAGCAAGCTCACGAAGCGCAAATCGCCCAAGTTGAAGTCAACAAAGCGGAAGCGCAGCACCGTTCCATCTTTGTTAGTGGATGGCGTCCCTTCATCGGCTGGACGTGCGGAACAGCGTTGGCGTATCACTTTGTCATTAGTCCCATTATTCTTTTCGCAACAGCGTATGCTGGTGTCGAGATTCCTGAGTTACCTAGTTTCGATATGGAAACGTTGACCACGATTTTGCTCGGAATGTTAGGGCTTGGAGGATTACGCAGTTTTGAGAAGTTTAAAGGATTAACAAAGTAATGAATTTAATTGTCAATTTACCACCAATTAAAGTTTGGGTTAGAAAAGAATATTTAACAGACCATACAGAAGGTCATGGTGAATTTGTTGAAGGTTATTGGGTGACAGCTAAATCACTTCCAGGACGTACATTTTATTTTGAAACGTATCTACCTGAATATGGTGCTATGTATGATAAAATGCCTATAAGTGCTTTTCTTAGTGAGCCAGTATTACCAGAACCAGATTTACCATTAGACGAATTGCAGTTTTGGAATTGTATGGGTAATGGTGTTACTGTTTTAGAAAAACAATTTATTGGTTCTATGTCTATAGAAATAGGAACAAAAAAATTTGGTGCTATGAAAGGTAGTTATGTTTTTACATTAGATAACTACCATCCGAATATACAAGTGGTTGATTGTAATGTTAGTGAAGTACCACAAGAACATAAATCGCATAATTGTATAGAATTAGATAATGGTCAATATGCATTATATCCAAATAATCGCATGAGGATATATGATGTATCTTTAACACCAGACGAAGTCAAAACTCCTGATTTTAAAGTGTCTACTCAATACTATCAAGTAGAGAACGATATGTATGGGTGGGGAAGATTAGGGCATACAGACGAATATTTTTGGAGAACAGAAAATGAATCTAAATCAACTTAGAACAGAATTAGAAGAAGATGAAGGTTGTAAATACGAAATCTATTTGGATCATCTTGGTCTTCCCACATTTGGTATTGGGCATCTTGTACGTCTTGATGACCCAGAGTACGGACAAGATGTTGGAACAGTGGTCTCAAAGGATAGAGTCGCAGAATGCTTTACTAGCGACATCGATGTGGTGCTCAAAGACTGTGAGACAGTATTCCCCGCTTTTCAAGTATTGCCAGACGAAGTACAATTAGTTATTGCAAATATGATGTTTAATCTTGGTAGACCAAGGTTTAGCAACTTTAAAAAATTTATTACAAATATCAATATTCATAATTGGCAAGGTGCGGCTGACGAGATGGTAGATTCACGTTGGTATAATCAAGTACCGAATCGAGCTAAACGTTTGGTTGCTCGGATGAGAGCGGTTGGATCGTAATCTCATAACCCATTTTATTTAGAACAGTATTAAAATTACTTAATGTAGGTTGTCTTTGTTTAGACTCCCACGTGTATATAGTTATCAGCGCAACACCTGTTCCGTCTGATACTTCTTTTTGTGATAAGTTAGACTCTTTCCTTAGTTCTTTAAATTTATCTATTAGATCAGCCATTTTTTCCAGTCTTCTTCTAAAACTTGCGTAGCTATATTTATCTTTTTACGAAGTGCGTTGACTATCTTTTCATCAACTGTATCTTGAGCGATTAAATCGATATAATTAACAGTATTAGTTTGACCGATTCTATGCGCACGATCTTCTGATTGTAATCTTACTTCAAGATCATAGCTATTACTATAATAAATTATTGTAGATGCAGCAGTTAAAGTCAAACCATATCCACCTGTTCTTGGTTGACCTATGAAGAATCTTAAATCTTCGCTTTCTTGAAAACGCTCTACTATTGCTTGTCGTTGTTCGCCATCTGTATCACCGAAGTAAGTAGCAACAGAATCTTTACCATAAATCTTTTTTAATTCGCTATATATCGCTAATATATCGTGTCTATAATTAGCCCAAATAATTACTTTATTATTTGTTTCTTCTAATATGCTTAATAGTTCTGACATCCTATTATTTTTTATCTCAATCATATTACCATCGTCAGTGTTGACAAAACCACAACTTATCTGATGTAGTCTTAGTAACTGTGTAATGACTGCATTAGCCGTAACCATTTCCATATCTTCTAATAAAGCTACGGCTGATCTTTTCATCTGTTTATATAAATTCTTTTGTTCAGGTGTGAGTTCTATATCTCGTTTAAAATAAATCTTATCAGGTAAATCTAAACATTCTTCTTTAGTTACTCTAAACGAATAAGGTTTAATCGAACGTGTTAGTTCATCTAAGTTTCTAAAACCAAGGATCTGATTATATTGATGACTACCCCCACTAGCTGTTCGTTTTATCATATCAGCATAGCGACTACAAAAAGCATAATAAGATTTAAACCCTAACAAAGTTTCACCAAGAAAAGCAAACTGCGAAAACAAATCTAATGGTGTTTTGGTAATAGGAGATCCTGTTAACACTCTTTTATACTTACATTTTTTAGCTAATCTTATAGCTGATTTAGTTCGCCTTGCCTTATGGTTCTTTATAACTGTAGATTCATCTACAGCGATAAGTGTTTGACCCCAATGAGAACCAATAAATTTAGAAGCAACTTCTTCTGCTTTACCAGAAGATAAAGCTTCTATATTCATAACAAATATATGTAAAAACTCGTCTGGTTTCCAAATATCACGGATATCGTTTTTATGTTTAGTAGTAAGTGGGGAAGCCCAATATGCTACTTTATACTGTATATCTGGCATGTGTGTTGGTATCTCTTTGCCAACCCAGTTTTTATACACACCTTTCGGTGCTAATATTAAGACAGAATTAATCTTATCTGCTCCACTAAGATAAGCAATAGTATCTACCAATACTTTAGATTTACCTGTCCCCATATCCATTAATAATGCAAAAGATTCCTCTTGATAAGATTCTTGCAATGCCTTTAATTGATGTGCATAAGGTTTCGTCTTAAAATTAAACTTAGGCATAAAATTCCTATATAAACATTTAGTAAATTATACTATATTATATAC